TTGTAAATGTGTTGGCATCTACCACGGTGATTGAGTAGTTTCCAGATGTTGCTGTTCCACCAGTTCCTGATGCAAAACAAATACCAACAACATCATCTGTTGATAGCCCGTGGCCAGTATCCGTTACGGTTACCGTTGTTCCGGTTTGAGCATATGTTCCAGCTACTGGAGCTGTATCGGTGTCATAAACTGTAAGTTTTCCTTCGCTGGCAGTTCCAACAATTGAAAACTCTTTAAGACGGTGCGGGCCAAGTACAGCAAAACCACTCTCTCTTTTGCTGACCTGAAATACCTGAGATAAACTGTTCACAAATCTCTCCTTTTAAAAGGGGCTTGCGCCCCAATCATTAACTTAATGCTGCACCTACAGCAGTTACCCAAGCAGCACCCGTGCTAACAACCAAGCAGTATTCGTCATCGCCAGCGCCATTGTCTGAGATTAAACGGACTTGACCAGCATTGCCAGCGGCAGCTGCTGGAAGATCACCAGTCACAATTGCTGTTAATTTTACAAAGTCATTAACTGTAACGTCACCCGTTACATCACCAGTTACATTGCCAGTTACGTTGCCAGTTACGTTGCCTGTAAACCCATTGTCTGATACGACCGGGCCTGAAAAAGTAGTTGTTGCCATTTTAATTTCCTCACATGCGAGTTGATTGCGCCTGTCTGCATGTCGTCAGCTAGGTCTGTCAGAGCGCAAAAATATTTCCTAGAAAGTTTTTTAAAAAAAGAAAAACAAAAAAGGGGCCGAAGCCCCTTTGTACACTTAGGATGCTCCGGGCGATCCGTAGATGCCGAGAGGATCTGAAACACCGAAGCTGTAACGCTCACGAGCTTTGTAGCGAACGTTGCCAGTATCGAAGTCTCCATCCATTGAAGTTTCCATCGCAGTACGCTGGAAGTGCTTCATGCCGTTTGGTACGTCAGTAATGAGGAAGAACGCATTGTTATCAGTCAAGTAGTGGTTGACTGAATATCCGCCGGGGATTGCACCCATGTTGCGGATTGCGTTGATATCATTATCTGCTGTAGCAACACGCTGAGTTGTTTCAAGCAGACGCTCTGCTGTAAACATCAACGCGGGCGGAACGATCAATCGCTGTGGTCGAGCTGCGATCAACAAGCCACGCTCATCAGTGAAAGCAGCAATCTCGATGATTGCGTTCTCTAATGAAGTCTCGTTTAAGTCAGCACCTACCGAAGGACGGTTAGCGTTTGTACCACCGTTTACCAGCGGGTGGCTGGCAGAGAACAGGGTAACACCATCGCCAGAGTTATAAGAAGTGAAGCCATTGTTCAATGGGTTCGCTGCTTTAACCTGCTTGGTGTATGCCATACCGCGAGCTAGAGCTTTGGTGTAACGTGCAGACAAAGAGTCATACAGGTTATCTTCCATTGCTTCCTCAGTGATTGAGAAGCCCATTGCGATTGTTTCGTGGTTGTATCGAGCAGTGAAAGATTCCTGTGCTGAGTCGTAGCTAATAGCCGAACCTTCAGCTTTAACAGGTGCGGCACCAAAGCCGCTTAACTTCACTTCTTCTTCAAATGATCGCTCAGACGATTCCGTCTCATAGATCATTTCGTGCTCGTCTTCATACTTTTCGTACTCCAAACCAAACAAGGCATTTAGCCCGGGCAGGAGTTCCTTAAGCATCTGTGCGCGTGAAATAGCCATTGCTTAGATCTCCTTATACGCCAGTGGTGTTGGAATACTGGTGACCAGCATTGAACTTAACGATCACATCTGTGTAGGTATCACCTACTGCGCTTGTTGGACCATCAACAAAGTCGATGATTCGCAAAGGCAGTGTGTTGGTGGTATCAATAGATGAACCGTCAACAGCATTTTTGCTGCGTCCGATGCTAGTAGAGCCAGCGGTTTGTACGATAGCAACGTTGTTGCCCAAGCCTGTTTGTGCGATAGCTTCATCAGACTGCATACGCATTAACACGTTTGGATCATCAACAACATAAGCGACAATATCGCTTGCTGCTGTGCTTGCGGGGAAATACTGCGAGAAAGTTAGCTCGCCAGTCGAAGGACTGGTGAAAGCACAACCAACAAAAACACCAACAGGTGTTGCTGTTGTAGTGCCTGTATCTTTCTCAACTGTACCCGTGTTCCGCTCGCACTCAGCGTATCAGTAGGTTCCGCACCCATAGGGGTTGCAGTGGTAGCCATTGTAGGCCTCCTTACTAATTAGGAGCACCCCCTGCCAGAGGTTAACTCCTGCCAAATGTTGTTCTCGTGTTGCGCTCTGGTTTTAATAGAGGCATACGAGGGTCATTTTCGCGCAAGAAGTTGTTATCAACAGAATCCATCTGGTTCTCAGCAACCTGATTAAAGTGTCTTTGCCGGGCTTCCATTTTTTCTTTTGGCGCTCGACATAGCAACAGGCCGCCAATCTCAATATTATCCACAAAGCGTGAACCTATATCAGATTGAACCATTAACTCTTGATATTCCTCTGCTTTGCATGGTTCCCAGCCCTCTCGGAACATCTTAGACACGTTAGTGTTGTCAGCGTTTCCTAAAGTGCTGGTTCGTATCCAGCGATGAACCCACCCGTCCCGAGGATCGGGAGTTGGTAGGATCGAAGCAGGTACCCAGCTATCAGATGGACGTACTTCTTCTTGACGCGTATCTTTACTTCTTGGGGTGCGCTCTTCAGCCATCACATGTTCTCCTTCAAGAGTTGCTTGGCATATTGCTCTGGGGTTAACCCAAGTCTCTTGGCGAGAGAAACCTGAGTAGCCGATAACTGCACTTTGCGCGGTTTTGCTCCATTGTTCCTAGAGGAAGGAGCGACTACCGAGGAAGTCCTAGAATTGGCAGTCGCAAGAGGAAGGAGCGACTACCGAGGAAGTCCTAGAATTGGCAGTCGCAGACGCGGTACGGCTATCTACCCGCTTATCCTGCCAATCATATTCAGGGAATGCACTGCGTACACGATTATCAATGTACTCAAAGTATTCCGGTGAATTCACTTTAATACCGTTGTTTATTGCAGCGGTATGCGATCCATAAGCCAAAGCCGTCATCTCTTCATGGCCGGGCTTCATGAACCACTCGTTTCCTTTTGCCCACTCTTCTGCGGCAGGGTCAGGTCTTGGAGCCTGTGGTTGCTGTGCAACCTGTTGTGCCGCCTGTTGAGCTACCTGTTGATTATTCTGAACGGGAGGCTGCGCTCTAAATCTTTGCTCGAGATTGTTGCGATATTTCTCCGCTTCAGAAAACTCAGCTTGGGCTTTATACAGCCTTTCTTGAGTTTCAATAATCTTATCAGTGTCGCCTTCTTCATAGGCGGTACGATAAGCGTTCTTTGCTTGCTCAAGTGTTAGCTTTGCTCGCTCTTGTATCTGACCAACAAGCGCTGCCTCACCGCGAGATATGATTGCTTCATACTCTTGGTTTTTGCCAGTGACTTGCTGTGCAAGACGAACTGCTTCTTCACGCATACGCTCGGCGGCTTCTCGCTGTCGGCGCTCTTCGTGGTACTCATACTTGAGTTTGTTTAATCGCTTCTGAACCTTCTCAGAATATTGACCAAGCTCATCATCGCTAATGTCATCGTCATCGGAAGTCTTTGCCTTTTGCGGGCGCTGATCTTCTTCTGGGCGATCATCAACAATTTCTAAATCAATATCGGACTGCTCTTCAGCTTTCTTTGCCTTCTTATCGAAGGTAGTTTTAACACCAAAGAACTTATCTTCTGTTGTTTGCGTTTCCATTTGCTCGCTCATACTTTGACAATCCCCCTCGGATCTTCAACGATAGCCTCAATGCTATCATCGTTAATCAATCGAAACTCTTTTCCATGCACTTTAAAACGGGTGCCTGAATAAGATCTCATGAGAATCCAATCGCCCGGTGAACAGTAGGGGCCAGAGGGGAACCGCGCTGGATCCTTGTAGCAATCCGGTCCCATCTCTAGAACCATGCCAACAAGTGAGCCGACCTCTTCATCTTGAATTGTTTTGGCAGATTTAATAATGCCACCCGCAAATTCCTTTTCGGGGTCTGGTAACGCGATCAGTATTTTATAGCCTTTCGGCTTGGGCAACTGAGCTGCC